AACACTTAAAGACAAAGATAAACACTGGCTTTTAACAGTTGATATTGCAGAAGGAAACGGAGGTGACTATTCTATAATTAATATATTTAGAGTAGACCCAATGTCTAAAAAAGAAATAGAAAAGGTAAATACGCCCGGAGCACTATATGACTTTTTTAAACTGGAACAGGTTGGAGTATTTAGAAGCAATGAACATGTTATAGAAGACTTCGCTAAATGCCTTTATATAATCGGTGTAGAATTATTATATAATGAAAATACAAAAATGATTATAGAATACAATACCTACGGGGCAGTTCTTTTAAAATATATGTCTACAATATTTCCTAGAACAAATGATTTTGACCAGGAAATGGTATTAAGATTTAAACATAGACATGATAGTAGAGGACTTAAACATGGTATAAAAGTTAAAAATGATAATAAACCTATATTTTGTCAAAACTTTAAATCTTTACATTCTCTTAATAAGATAAATGTAAGTCATTTTGAAACGGTAACAGAAATAAGTCTTTTTGGTACTTTACCTAACGGAAGCTATGGAGCCCAAATGGGCCATGATGATCTGGCGATGTCCAGTATTATTTCAACGGAGTATTTTAATACGACAGCATTTGCTGATTCTGTTGAAGAACTTTTAGACACTATCGATCCAGATCTACATGATTTTATGGAATTAACCCTGTATAAGGATAACGAAGACCAAGGTGATTTACAATATGATATTTACGATCTTCTATAATTTGTCAAATTCCATTTTAGAGTTAGATATATACATTAACAAACTTAAAAAAAATAAATTAAAATTATGGCACTAAGTCCTCATTTATTACAGTTCAAATCTTCCGGTGTATACCGTTTAGAATTTGACAAGTCGCAGGTATCAAGCATATCTGCTGAGACTATTAGATTAGTTGTAGGTCACTCTAGAAAAGGACCTTATAACACCCCAGTTTATATTGAAGACACAGAAACCTTTGATTCGGTTTTTGGAGGAATTGATTCTAAACTAGAAAAAAAGGGAATGTTTTTCCACAGATCATGTATCGAAACTCTTAAAAGAGGTCCGATTCTTGCATTAAATTTAGCACAGTTCGAAAACACTGATATTGCAAATTATGCATCTTTATCTACTAACGGTTCTAGCGAACAGGCTATTTCTGTAGAAGATAATGATGAATACGAAAACTTCCACGACAATGACAAATTTATGTTTCCATCAGATGCTGAAGTTTTAGCAACTGTAGGAACTAACCCAAACAATTGTTTAAATCTTGTAAACGTTGGTAAAGGAGATGTATCTGTTATTGTAAGACAAGCACAAGACGTAAAAGCTTTTGATATTCCATGTAGAGAATGGTACGGTCAAGGAAATTGTCCAGATGATTTAGATGAATTTTCATATATTTCAGACTATATGGTTGATGTATTTGTATTTAAAGGTAAATTTAATGCAGCTGCATTAGATAACGATCCATTATTTGGAGACCACTTTAACGCTGAAGGTCTAGAAAAAGACGAATTAGAAAACTTTATAGGTCACAGACAAGTTGACTTAATAGCAAAATATACAGGTTCTCTTATTCCAGCATTTAAAGATTTAGAAGGAAATGCACTTTACTTAGAACAAATGATTAACGCAGAAACCAGAAAAACAGGAGTTTTCTGTGCGGTTCACGAAGAAGAAGTAGAAGAATATGCAGCAGGAAGTTGTGACCTAGTAGGTAACATTTATGATGGAAGTGAATCTTATGACTTACTTTCGTACAGATTAGCAGCAGGAGAAAGAGAAATTGATTTATCTGACTACACAACAAACTCTGTTTCAGGAGTTGAAACAGCATTAGAATATACTGGTTCAGGTACTGCATCGGCACCCGTTGCTGTTGGAGATTATCTTCCAGGTGATGGTAACAAACTTGCTAAAGTAACTAAAGTTTCTAAATTAGGAGCAATTTATACAGTATGTTGTTCAAGAGCAATCGCAACAGGTTTTGATTCAGCAAACGATAAAGGAATTTTATCATTTGAATCAGCTGCTACAGAATACTATATTTACAATTTAAACAAGGCAATCATAGGAGCAAAAGATAAAGCAGGTTGTTTAGCACAGCTTTCAAATTCTGGAGTAACTAAAGCACTTGTTGATAGAGACGTTATCGACTTTAGATATATTGTTGATACTTTTGGTTCTTGGGATATTACAAACGGAAAACTTTTAAATAAAGAAGAGTTTACAATGGTTGCTAAAGAGAGACAAAATGTTTCTTGTATATTAAACGCACCTACCGTTGCTGAATTCAAACAATCAACTGATCCATCATTTATTGATACTGCATCAGAAAAATTTGAAACAAGACACGTTGCAACAGGAGGAGACCTTTCTCAAAACCCAAATGGAATTTACAGTTTACCATCAATCAATACAGGTTCAAACTACGGATTCTATTATGGTCCTGGTTTAAATGTAAGAGAAAATGGAAAAATCAAAGTTATTCCACCAGCCGCTTATGTTTCTAACAACTACATCGACAAATATAATAACGCCCTTCCATGGTCAATCGTTGCAGGTCCTCGTAGAGGAATTGTATCAGGAACTAATGTAGTAGGAGCTGAATATTCTTTCGATAAAGAAGATAGAGATAACATAGAACCTTTTGGAATTAACCCAATTGTATTTGAAAGAGGAGTTGGTCTTGCTATTAAAGGTAATAAAACCGGACAGCAAAATGTTAAATCAGCATTAAGTTCTGCTCACGTAAGAGAAGTATTAATATATCTTGAAAATGGTATTGCTGATATTCTTAAAGATTACGTATTTGAATTTAATACAGCACAAACAAGACTTGAAATCAAAACTTTAGCTGATTCTTTCATGGAAGGAATTCTAGCAGATTCAGGTGTTTATGCTTATAAAAACGTAATGGATCAGACTAATAACACTAACGAAGTAATTGATAACAATATGGGTATTTTAGATACTTATGTTGAACCAGTTAAAGGTTTAGAAATCATCGTTCACAGAACAACGGTTCTTAACACTGGCGAAATCGCTTCAGGAGGTTATTAATAAATAATATTAAACTAAAGAGGATACTTCTAAGGTATCCTCTAAAGTTTCTAACTTTAAAGAGATATATAAATAAAATTAAAAATAAAAAACGATAAAAATGGCATTACCACATTATTCACAAGATCAGACTAGTAAGAAAGGTAAGAATTTCGAGCCAGTATTAAAGAATATGTTTGAAGTAACTATCCTTCCACCAGCAGGTGTTAGTGGTCAGGATATGTTTATTCAACATGTTAATACAGTTGCAGGTTTAGAACTTCATAAAGAATTACCAGAAATCGCACAAAAATATAAATGGTCAGAAAGAAAATATTCAGGAACTCCTGAATCATCAACTTTAGAAGTTACTATAGGTTTTTCATTAAACTTAAATGACGCTAACCAGATGTATCTTTATAAATCTATGAGAGAATGGTACAGACTTCAATACAATCCAGAAACTGGAGAACATGGTCTTAAGAAAGATTATGTTGGACAAATTGTAGTTGTTCAATTCAATAGAGCAGGTGATATCTTTAGAAAAATTACTTTAGAAGACTGTTTCCCAAAATCAGCTCCTAACCCACTTGCAGATGGAGATTATTCTTCAAATGATGCAGAGACTATGGAAGTTGTATTTGTATGTAACACATGGGCAGAAGAACTTACTTAAAATTAAAAGATTAAAACTAGAGAAGACTATAAGTGTCTTCTCTTTTTTTACTCAGAAAATATAATATAATATTCTAATAATATGTCAGATTCAGAAAAAAACTATATGGTAGATAAATTGATTAAGAAGATTCAAGTTCTTCTGACTGAACCTGAGTTTGAAGAATTGAACCATATTATACTAAGCAAAGCATTAAAAGACAAACAGCGCCCAAAATCTGTAAGCGCGTTTGTTAGAGAATTAATTCAAGTTGAAATTAATAAACA